CCACTGACGACCAAGTGCAGCAGGGCAACCAGCAGTTGCCCGAACTCCGCCCACGTCAGGCCGTCCACAGCAGAGGCCCGCGCCGCGGCGATGAATGCGGCCACCTTGTCGCCGAGAAGCCCCTCGGAGTTGGCGGCGTCGGTCACGCTATCCACGGTGCCGATCACGAGTAGCTCCCCACGCCAACGGCGGTCACGTCCACGTTGTAGGTGCCGGCCACGCTCGACGAGAACGACAGCGTGCCGCCCGTGATGCCGGATTGGTAATCGGCAAGATGGAACTGGCCGCCGAGACCGATGCGGACGCCGGAGATTCCGGGGTGCGTCATCGTCAGGAACCCGCCCGTCGGGCCGGTGTTCACCTGGACGAGCAACTCCCGCACGGTCGAAACATTGGCGGTCTGCGTGGTGCCGAGCACCGAACCGGTGATGCCGGTGATCGACAACGAAAACCCGGCCTGCGTGCCGGTGATGGTCTTAGTCGCGGCCACGTTCGCCTGGCCGACGCCCGTGCCGTTTTCGATCGCTCGCGTGGACCGCTCCTCGCCGGAGGCGGAGTAGGAGGCCACGGACTGCGGATCGGACAGCGACCAAGCGAGCCGGGTGGTGCCGGCGACGGTGAGACTCGTGGCCATTAGCGGAGTTTCCCTTCATCGAGAAGCCTCTTGACCTCGGCCAGCGTCATGCCGCTGCGGATGGCGAGGTATTCGAGGTAGGTCAGTTTGTTTGACGTGATTGAGCCGATCCCGACCCGGCGAGTTGGCGTGTAGTGCAGGTGCGTGCCGCCCTCGCCGGGTGCCGCCAACGGTTCACGGCCCCGGGCCGTGTGCCGGAATAACGACTCGCGGGCCATGCGGCTCTCCTACCACCATTGTACGAATGTTCAGGTGTCGGGACTGTCCATCACCTCGAACAGACAGGCGGCGTAGCCGGCGATGTCCACGGGTCCGTCGATGGTTGAGCTTGGACCCCGGAACCGGGCGATCTTGTCAAGGATCATGATGGTGGCCCAGTCCGCCTCGGTGAGCGGACGTTTCAGCACGTCGGCGAAGGCCGCATTGACCATGCCGATCGTGCGGGCGAAGTGATTTTTTGGCCCGCCATACTTCGGCCGCCGATCGCGGATCACGGCCGCGGTGCGGTGGCACAACTCCTCGGCGGGCGTTGCCGTCGCCGGCTTGTCGCCATCGCACCCGTAGACCTTCCGCTCCGTCGGCCCGTGTTGGCGGTATTTCGCCCACGCCTCTTCAATGATGGCGGACGTGTCTTGGGTGGTGTGTTGCTTCTCTTCCAGCATCAGCATGATCTCCTCTCGTTCACGAATCAGTCGCATGACATGGGCGGCGAGCGTGCCGGCCGTTCCGGTCCACTGGCCTTGGTATTTCCGTGCGTCGCGGGCGGCCTGCTCGATGTATTCGTTGGGCAGTAACGAAACCTCTGCCCGAGATTCTTTCGGCATAGGATTCGTAACGCTCACGCCGGCACCTCCATCCGCGGCCCGGCAACGTGCATGGCCACCAGCCCGCCGCCTTCGTCGTAGATGAACAACTCCATCGCCCTACGTTGTCCGAGCCATCCGTTGACGGCGTGATAGTCGTCCGCCGGCCCCAGCGACGGGGCCACCCGCACGAGCACCCCGTCAAGCGTCTCAATCGGCCGAGACCACTCCGCCGCCTGGTGGTGAAGGTGGCCCGTGTGAATCTCTCGATACGGGCATCGCGCCCACGCGGCGGCGGCCTCCAGGGCCATGAGCTGCGGCAGCTTCCGCTTCGCCTTGTTGCCGTGGCAGAACCCGAGAAGGTTGCCGCCGTGGTGCAGATACTTCCGGGGCGTGAACCCGCGATCGACCGCAACCCGGGGGCGTGGCTCATAGCGTTCGACAAGCAGCCGGTGGGCTGCCCACGTCAGCGTCTCGTCATGGTTGCCGTTCACCACAACAACGTCCGCAGGCGCCACGTCCGCAGCGTCGTCGATCACCCCGATGATGGAGTCAGTTCCGACCTCAATCATCTTCTGCAGCCGGCCGTCACGCTCGAGCGGCGTGCCGCCCGTAGTCGTCCCGGCAGGAGAGTCGTAGTGGTATATGTCGCCAAGCATCGCCACGGTCATGCGTGCCGGTTTGTAGCGTGGAGCTTGGTCGAGCAACTCACGGGAGGCGTCGGCAACCAACTGGGCCGCGATGTCGAGATCGTAGTCGGCCTCGCCGGTCGTCTTCTGCCAACAGTATTTGCCGAAGTGGGTGTCCGCCACGACGAGCACGGCCCACGGCCCACGCTTCGACTTCGGGATCGGCCTTGCCCTTACCCGCCGGCCTGCCAGTGCCGAAGAGATCATCGCCTCGACACACTCGCGCACGCTCGGCCCGGCCTTCGGCTTGAGACGGACGAACACCCGGTGGAGCGTGGTCACGATCGGCTTCCCGGTGTCGCGGTCGGCCGTGAGCCCTTCCCATGTCGTGGCCTCGCTCACGGCCACCTCGTACCGATCAAGGTCGGCCTCAATATGCCGCAGGAGATCCTCGACGGTGCGGATCGTCTGCGAGACGCTCCGTGCCTCCAGGCCGTCGCCGCTCGTCTTCTGCGTCACCTCCTCAATGGTCACGCCGGCGCCGGCCGCAGCCACGGCAGCCTTCGTCGCGACGCGGTCGGCTAATCTCGACTTGTCAGCCATATCCTCACCGTAGGTATGCCTGGCAGTTCGTAGCCTGGCTCGCTACACAAGGCTGTTGAGACCGCAGTTGCCGACGCCCCGTATTCGCCACTGCGGAACTTCTCGCGGACCTCAAGCAGCTCGGCCTGCTGTTCCGCCGTCAACCGGTCGAAAAACGTCTTCGGCCCGCTCCGCGTGGCCGCGACTTTGCATACCAGCCGATCGGCGAGCGACACACGAACCTCCGTGGCCTTGCGTCCGGTCATTCTCCGAGTGTCGCCGGACCTGTACGGGCGTCAACCTCGGATTTTTCCCGCACGATCGGCCCCCATTTGCCAACCGGGCACGACTCGCCGGCCCAGGACAACTTGCTGACGTAGGCCCGCTCGCGGGACAGCGGGCACCCGCACTTGGTGCAAGCGTTCGCAGCGAAATACTCGCACCGGGTGCAGATGTCGTGTCGTGCCGCCACCTCCTCGTCGGTGCAGCGTGGGGCACCCTGCGAGACGTGGCGAACGGCGGACGTGGCGAAGTTGCCGGCACGCTCAAGGATGCCGGGCATGGACGGTGGCGTGGCAGGTGCGGACTGCTTGGCCGCACGAATGGCAGCGTACCGCTCAACAATTGACGATTTGCGTGAAGCGGATTGTGAGTCTTGGTGGAGGCTCGCACTCAAGGTATCCGGCTTCGGTTGTTCGCCCGAGGTATTCAATGTCATAGGGCTCTCCCATTGGCACTGGCTGATCTGCTTCGATGTAGTTATCCAAGTCCTCGCACGCCGCGAAACAATCGATCTTTCCGGCCCACTGATCGTATGACCGGTGCGTAGATGTTCCGCCTTCGTCGTAGATGTCTCTGAAGCTCGTGAAGAGCACGAACCACTGGGCGACTCCGTCAATCACGTCGCAGTAAAGTTCTGCACGCTGGCTCCATAACGTGCGAGTGAACTTGCCGTTGCCGTCCTGCGGGCCATCCGAGTCGTTTTGGCGATATTCGTAAAACCCGAACGGACCTTGCCAATAAAAGGCTTGGTCGGATTGGTCGTACATGTAAACGAAATCAACGATCGAGCTGTTGACTTGATATGACGACGTGGCGTCGGAGGTTGCTGATTTTAGATTGCCAAGATCAACATACATTCCGCCGAGCGGTGCGGCGCAGTTGCATGTGATTGGCGGCTTGCAGTTGGGCCGGGAGGTGATGCGGAAGGTGGCGGAGAACGAAGCGAGGATCTCGTCTAGAAACGCTTTGTACCTTGGATCGAAAAACTGCGGCGCGCCTTCAATGTAATCAAACTGATAGTTTCCAAGACTCGTGGTGTCCCAAGATGCGTCAAATGTAAGTGGAGTTGTGATGTAGCGAGCCCGTCGCCCGCCGATTCCACACAAAGTTCTACTTCCACCAATGGTTTCGCACGCAGAGGTTGTGAGGTCAAAGTTTGCTACCTTGCTCGCGCTATACGCAACGCTGCTGCCATCAGTCCATTTGTTGTTCTGGTACAGCAAAAAACTGGTGCGGATTTGAAGATAGAACGAAGGCACTGTGCCTTCGTAGTCTCTGCACCCGATGTATACGGCAATCCCAAACGTGATGTAACCAGTGCTTCCGGACCACTCAGGAAAGCCTGTAACAACAAATGACTCTCCTACGCTTGCATACAAACCCGGCAATCTGTGCGCCACGGCTAACTCAACAAACGACCTAGTCACGTTTTCGTCAACGAGAGGAATCCACGGCTGGCATTCCTCGACGTTGCACAGGTCAGACGGTAACGCAGTGACAGGAGCTTCGATCCGCCGAATATCAGCAAAGGATCCGCACAGAGCCGGGATCGACGATTTCGCGGCAAGAGACCCTGGCGATACAACTTCGATGCGATAAATACAAAAATCCGGGCAACCACAAAACGGCGGCGGCGGATTCTCGCAGCAGCACTTGTCGCTGCCGCCAATCAGCCCGCCCGCCGTCATCAGCGGCCCGCCGCCCTTCCAGGTGATCGACGGCGTCATGTGATCTCCAGCGACGACACC